AACTTAGGTCCTTTACCAAGTCCTACAGTTTTACCTTGTTTTTTCTTTTCGTCAAATCCGCCTTTGGATTTTTCATAAGAAAAATTAGGTTTACCTGTTTTACCTTTCGAGCCAACTTTTGGTTTCATTCCCTCTTTGGTTTCCATTTTCATTTTTTTAGCCTTTTTGGCCTCAGTCACTGGGCTATAACTTTCATTGTCTTCAGCTTCGTCTTCGTCAGCCTCTTCAAGTTCGAATTCGTATTCTTCCTCTTCGAGTTCTTCCTCAGTACCTTCATTGAATTCAATTTCGTACATAACCTCTTCTGTTTCTTCTTTTGGTTGATATGATGCGTCTTCATACATTTCTTCTTCCATCGCTTGATAACCTTCTTCCGTTTCATCATCTTCCCCCTCTTCCTCTTCACCTTCCATTTGTAAAAGGTATTCGGCTTCAGTTTCGTCATCAGAAATTTTAGTGTAGTCACCATCAGGAACTACGGTTACAGTGTCAGAATTTTTCATGTTTTTGAAAACTTTAAAAACTTCTTCGAAGTCGTCTTCACCTGTAAGGTCAGCGACTGGCTCGTCATCCATGCCCATCATACCAGACATTTCATCGTCCATACCCATGCCCATCATACCGGACATTTCGTCGTCTTCCTCTTCTTCGTATTCTTCGTCCTCTTCAGATTCCTCTTCTTCAGATTCCTCCTCGTCTTCGAATTCTACTTCGGTTTCAAGCTCGTCTTCTTCAGCTTCTTTCATTTCAACCTCTTCGTCAGTCTCTTCTTTCATAGACTCCTTTACTAATTCGCTAATTTCTTCCTTCATTGTAGAAGCAAGTATTTCTTTTGCGTTTTCATTAATCACCTCTTCCAAATTTTGGATTTGGAGAAGTGTTTCGTTAACTAAATTTTTTTCAGCCATTTAACTTTTTTTTAATAAATATATTGACAAGCTAAAAAAATAAGTTTTTCTTGATTTATAAATGAAAAAAGGGGACAAAAGTCCCCTTTACTAAATTTAACTATGAGTATGTTTTACTCTACAACTTCGTTAATCTTGCTCTCAACGATTGCGGTAATTCTCCAATCTTGAGAATATACTTCAAAAAGCTTTGTTACTTTAGCCTCAACATCAGTTGGGCTGAAACCTTTAACAAGTTTTTCTTCTTTTTGTTTTTTGATTTTACCTGATTCTGAATCAACGTCATCAATTGTGATTTTTGCTACAAAATATTTTTCGTCCATATTAATTATTTTGATAAATAATCGGTGAGTTTTTTCATTAAATCAAGTGAGCTACCCATTTCTCTTTGTTGTTTTAATTCTTTTTCCTCTTGTAAGTTCTCTTCGTACTTGTATCTGTCTTTCTCATCTTTGAACAGATATGCGCCTGGTGTCGATGGAGAAGATACAAGGTCAAAACAAATTAATTCAAAATCTTCTTGTACTTCATTTTGTTCTCCTCTTTTTGCAAGTGACCCAACTCCTCTTGAGGATATACCAAGAGTTACACCTTGTCTTAAAAGATTTGCCGCTTGGTCTCCCTTAGTCGATACAATCCCTCTTTCGTGAAAACCTGGTGAAGTAAGTAATTTTAATTTACCAAGTAATACGTTTTTATCCCACCACATATCAGTTATAATGTGTGATACTCTATCAAGGTCAATTAAGGATGATTCAGGGTGGTTAAGTTCAGATAATGATGTTCCTCTCTTAATATAGTTTTTAGTGTAGTTGTCAGCCTCTCTTCTTAATATTTTCTCAGGGTATATTCTACCGTTTCTATTTGGGGTGTCGTACTTTTGGAGTACAGCGTAGAATTCAAATGGTTTAGAGTGGTCTGTTGTATTAAAATTTTCTTTCAGTATTCTATCATTAGAAAACTCATTTGGGGAGACGTATCCCGCATCATACTCAATTAAAATACCACGACCTATTTCTGTAGGATTTAAAATTCGTAAATTTTGCATTTAATATTTTCTATATAAATATTAAACTACAACCAAATTTTTTTCTTTGTCGTTTTTTGTTAAATAGAAATTGAATAATTCTGATTGTTGGAATATGTCTTTTTCAATAAATGAAACAATTTGTTTAATTTCATTTTTTAGTTTAATTGATTTAAAATCTAATTCTGTTTTTGTATACAAAGTCAACTCCAAATTCATGAATGACCTTTTTCCAAGTGTTATTCCACTTGTTCTTAAATCTAAATCAACAATAAATTTGTTATGAAAAATAAATTTATCGACCACCTCAAGTAATAATTGTTTAATTAACCGATTTAAATAAGATACTTCCCGATTCCAGTTCTCCAAAGATTTTTTTGGCTCTACCCAAGACTGTATGTTTATGTATATTGACTTTAAATTTTTTGAGTCTACCGTTCCATACGAAGTTTTAAAATTTTTATATCCCTTCAGCACACAAGATTTCCCTTTTTTCATTTAACTTTGCATAATATCTGTTTATTTATATATTAAATTTAATAAAAAAAAACCAATAGTCAAAATGTTAATTATTGAAGTTAAAAAGGGTAATGTTGAAGGGGCTCTCAAGAAATTTAAGTCTAAAGTTATTAAAACAAAACTCGTTTCACAATTACAAGATAGAAAAACTTACAAAAAAAAATCTGACGTAAAACGTCAGATTAAGAAAGATGCAATTTACAAACAAAAGAAATACTCAGACAATTAAACCTTTGTGTAATTGTTCGAGTTTGATAAATTCTTTTTTGTCAAATTTTGTTGATTGTATTTTATTCTTTGTTTCAAGTAAAGTTTGTTTAATTTCTTCATCAGATTCTGAAATTAGTTTTTCTAATTTTTGAATTGTTGATTCTTTAATAGTTTCAAACTCTTCTTTAGTTGGTTTCTTTTTAAGAGTAGAAATTACTTCTTCTCTATCAGACTCGTTAAGTTCAGATAAAGTTTTTTCAATGTTGTTGTTTGCAATTTTTAACATTGTACTTATCGGAACTACTTTTTTAGATTCCTTTATGGTTGGCTTTTTCATAAGGGATTCTACAATATTCTTTTTAGCCATTGATTTTCTCTCAGGGTGTAATTCATTACCGTAAAATAAATTATCAATTGTAGTGTAGTTATTCTCTTTAATTACACCCTTTGTCCACTTTAAAATTTTATTTGTAAAATTCTCAGTAAGTTCAATTGACTTAACCTCTTTTGATAAATCATCCACCATATATTCGGCAATTTCTTTATCCAAAGACTTATTTTCTTTCAATGTGTCGTAAATAAAATATAGTCTTTTAAAAGATTTATTCTCCAAGAGTTCGTTCTTAAAGAATTTCATATCCTTGTCTAATTTTTTGTCGACAAATGATTTAACTAATTTATTTTCTACTAAAGTTTTAATTATACCGAATTTCATATTAGTGTTTTCTGTATAAATATCAATCTTTTAGTAAGCTGTTTAGTTTTTGTTCCATTTCACCCAAAGATTTTTTTGCTTTAGATAAATCAATCATTTCATCATTCCCAAACATATCACTCTCGAGTAGGATATTCATATCTCTTTCTAAAGACTCTGGAGTTACTCCTGCTTCACCACCAGGTTCAGGACCTGGAGGAGGTGCCGGCAATTCACCAGGTGGTTCAGACATCATCCCTCCTCCACCTTCTTCAGGGGGAGCTCCTCCTTCTGAAGGAACACCCGCAGGCTCACCTTCCTTCTTACCATATAACTTATCCAAGTTATCGAATAATCCTGTATGAGTAATAACCTCGGCAGTTTTCTTGAGCTCTTCACCAACTGCTTTTTCAATACGCTGTTGTTGTAAGTCAAGTTTAATTTCTTCATCCGAAAATCCTAAGATATGTTTCTTAGCCCAAGACTGAGAAACAGCTGCAATTCCAGAGCCAGGGTCTGCAACCAAATCCTTATATAAGAGAATTTTTTCTTTCCAAACATCAATTCTTAGAAGGTCAGCTTGCGTAGATGGATTAGTTAGAGATAATGTAAAGTTACCAATCTCCTCCTCAAACCCTAAAACAAACAAGTGTATAATTGCAATCTTATTAAGTTCTTGTATCATATTCTTTTGAATACGATTAATAGTTCTTGCAAAACGAATATCTTGAAGCGATAGGTTTTTACCGTCTCCCACAGTTTCCTCAAATCCAAGAAATGCCTTTGGTACACGAAGTGCTGTTAAAAGTTTCTTTTGGATGTATTCAATATCAGCAATTTCTGATAAGTTCTGAGCACCTGCAAGTGTTTCGATTGGGGAAGCTTGAGCTGGGTCACGAACAGGTACAAAATAATCTTGGTCAACGGCCATTTGATTAAACCTCATATCCACATTACCTGTTTTATGGTCAACAACTTGGTCTCTCTTAAATTTATTTGCAAATCTTTGGATATACGGTTCAACATCAGCATCGTCCATGTTTCCAACAAATACTTTAAATATTCTTCTTTCAGGTGCTCTTGAGGTTCTGTAAATCAACATCGCATCTTCAGATAAAAGAAGTTGCTTCCAAATACGTCTTGCCTTTTCAAGCATAGATGTACCATAAGGTAATCTTCTATCATCTCCAAGTAGTCTAAAGTGAGCAATTTCCCAAGTATTAAATTCAAGGTCTTTTTGTTTCCATTTAAATCTTGTATGTTTTTTTGTTGGGTTGATATCAGGTTCAGATGATTTACCTCCCATTCCAGCTTCCAATCTTTCAATTTCAATAATTGGAAGTTGCATACATCCTATAATTCCTTTTTCGGGGTCAAGTTTAAGAAACACAAAATTATCACCGTACTTACAAGTGTTTCTAGTCCACATTGGAAGGTTGGTGTTAATATCAAGATTGTTATTGAAAAGGTCTGCAAGTATTGATTTAATTCTTCTTGATTCAGAATAAATTTGAAGCATAAAACCATCTTGGTTAATGGTTGTTGATTCTTCAGCATATATATCTAAAGCTGCGCCAATCTCAGGAGTAAACTCCATACTTTCGTAATCATAAAATGAAGATAATCTTGTTGGTTCATAATATATTGCCTGAGTATATAGATTATGCTCAATTTTTGACCACTGATTTGCAAGATAATAATTTTGTTGAGCCTGTAGTTTTTCTCTATTATATTCTTGTTTTGAGGTTGTACGTAGAAGTTCTTTTTTATCGTACTTGTATGTTGGATAATCTTGACCTAAAAGTGAATTAGGCCCAAATGCTTGGGACAACCTTTGCCATACTGTTAACTTATTATTCTCCATTAGTAAAAATTAATCTGTTTTGTATAGATTATAAATAGTTAGGAAAATTAGTTTATTATGCAATGTTAACTTGCCAACTATAAGGAGGGCCTGTTAGTGTTGTTCTACAACCTAAACCTACACCAGATGGAGTAGAGTTTAAAGTAAAAGTATTAGTGGATGCGTTATTATTCAAATTCAAAGTCCCCCCAACTATATTATTTGCAACTGCCAAATCTTTTATGTTACATATTATGAAATCTACCGCAGTTTGTGTTAATTTACAATTTCTTATTGATAAAAATCTTAAATTAGTTGAATTTATAAAGGTTAAATTCCAGTTAGACAATGGGAAAACTGTTGTTGAAGTCGGTGTTCTTTCTTGCCAACATTGGTCTAAATTAAGTTCTTGTAGTGTAAAAGGAACTCCTGATGGGAAAACGGCATTTTGTCCTGTAGTAAATCTTGACCTTTCAGCAAAAATAATTTTTATTGGGTGTGTTTGAGGTAAATTTGTAAATGAATTAAAAATTCCTTGTGTGGCGTTTCCGTTCCCTCTTTGGTACCCTATTCTCAATTCTTCTAATCCTGGTACTAAAGCAAAATTAAAAGTAGATAGTCCGTTACATGGAGTAGAAGTTTGCCTGGTTAATATAGTTGAAAGATTATCTAAACGTAAAATTTTCAGGTTCGCCGTAGCACTTACTGTCCAACTATCTAAGTTATTAGAATCTAATGTTAATTCTCTTAAATTAGTATAACTTAAAAGACTCGTAGACCAAGGATTG